GCGGTGGTTACTTTTAAATTACCCAAACCTACTGTTGTTACAAGATCAGGGTCAGCTCCTATTAAAGCTTTAGCTTGAATTTGTGTAGGTTTAGCTACATCAGTATCTAAGGTATCAGGTTTCGAGACCTGGGGGAGTGATGCCTTCGGGGTCTTCACCTTCCTCGGGCGGGATGGTTTGTTCTGCATTTAGTTGATCGTATCCGTCATTTAATCCCCTACCTAATGAGGGGTTTTTACTTGGGTCTGCCATTGGAGAACTAGCTAACTGGCCTGCTTGATTAATTAAAGCTGCTTGTTGCTGTTCTTGCATTGCTTGCTGTTTCTCTTGCTCCATTGTTTCAGCTGTCTTGACTAGATTTAATACATCTATACCTTGTGCAGCGGCGAGTCGTTTGATATACTCACCTGGATTTAAGAATTGAGCCATGACTTCTGGACCCATTGTTTGTGCGATAGTCTGAATGAACATAACCAAACTTTGTTGGTCTTGTCCTCTTCCTAAAGCATTTACACCTGCAACTATTTCAGGTCTAACTAAATCCTTGGGGATTTTAGGAAGCTTATTAGTGCGTTGTAATATATGTAAGGTTCTGTTTAAATATGGTACTAAGAATTCAACTGTGAGTAAACTGAATAGCCCACCCAATTGTTGTTCTAGTTCCATCTGTGTTAAACGTACTTCTTCTGCTGTTGTCCTTTCACTTTGACGTACTTGTAACACAAGGAAAGCTTCACTTATCCTGCGTTCTAAGTTCGCCATCTGTTCAGCTGCTGTTCTAAAGTCAGCTGTTTTCCCTACCTGTATAACTCCTACGTCATCAGGTCTGCCTTGAACGATTGCACCGTTACCAGCTTCAGCTATAGTTTTAGGTTTAGTAGTTGAAGATGGTGACACTAAGAATACTACCTTAGAGGCTGCTGCAGAGCCTTCTACAAGAGCTTGAGATAATCCTTCTAGTGATCTTATATCACCAAGGAATTCTTCCACTCTACCTCTTCCGTAATCTTCTCCGTCAACCGTGTTAAATCTTAAGACCAACCATGGACTTGTATTCTTTGGTGATGTACTTCTACTACCAGGAAGTATTAAATCAAATGCTTCTTGGTGCCAGACCCATCTACCATTATCATCCAGTCGGACGTAGGTGTAAACCTCAACGTCTTGGTCATCAGATCCTGTCTTGTAACCATCATCCCCAGGGGAATTAGGTAATGATTCTGGGAGATCTGTACCCAGCATCTTACGACTTATCAGTTCCTTTGTTACGATCTCACAAATATTACCGTCACCGTCACGATTAACCACGTAACGTTGTAAAGGGTAATTCTTTAGACCGTCTTTGCCCATGAATATTAATGCATTACCAGAAACAATTAAATGTTTCAAAGCTTGATGGACAACTACTCTATCACTAGAGGCATTAATATGATCCATAACCATTCTCTCTAATTTAGAGAATGTTAAATCTAATTCACTTCTTATCTCAGGTGCAATCTCTTCTCCAAGTTTATCATCTCTAATTTGTAATTTAAAGAAGCTTGTCTGTGGAGGTAGCAAAGCTAACATGAGTTTTGCTGCTAAATTAACTACCGACTTGGAACCTACTGATTGCCAAGGTGTATGTAATTTTTGATGTGTTGGACGTGAAGTAAGATCCTCTTGTATGAGGTAAGGCAACGTTAATCTAGAACACTCAACTGCGGTATCAAGGAACTGAGACCTACCTCTGGTTAGTTGTGTGTATCTATCACGTGCTTTCATTATACACTACCGCCTGTTGTTAATGAAGATCTATTCTTTGTTGGTGTTGCTGCAGGTTTCTCATCTAGTTTTGGCATACCTGGTAATGAACCACTCGCAAAACTTTGATCGCCTAGACTTTGAGGTCTAGCATCTGTTGCTTGCCAAGGTCTTCTATTGTAGTAACTATTTTGAGTTACATCGCCACGACTACCGCCGCCGCCTAAAGTAAAACACATAATATTATTTAGGGTTGTTTATTCCTTGTACTGGTGATTGAGGCATAGTTGCAGCATCTATCGAGCCGAACTCTTTAACACCTCTTTGAACTCTTTTAATTTCAAGAGCTTTTTTTCTACGAGTCGATACTTTTT